ATACTTTAAATCTATCGTATCGCAAGGTGAAATACAAAATATGTTGTTATGTGGTACAGCTGGTACCGGTAAAACAACTATAGCACGCGCTCTTTGCGATGAATTAAAAACAGACTACATTGTCATAAATGGTTCTGAAGAATCTGGTATAGACGTTCTAAGAACGAAAATAAAGCAGTTTGCTTCGACAGTATCTTTTACTGGTAATGTTAAAGTTGTGATATTAGACGAGGCCGATTATCTTAATCCTAATTCAACACAACCAGCTCTTCGTGGATTTATTGAAGAATTTGCAGAAAATTGCAGATTTATTTTTACTTGCAACTATAAGAACAGAATTATTTCACCTTTACATAGTAGATGTGCTGTAATAGATTTCAAGTTAAACAAGGATGAAAAGCCTAAGATAGCTTCTCAGTTCTTTAAACGTGTTTGTGAAATACTAAAAACAGAAGATATACCTTTTGACGAAAAGGTTGTTGTTAAATTAATACAAAAACATTTTCCTGATTTTAGACGTACACTTAATGAATTACAAAGATACAGCTCAGCTGGAAAAATAGATGAAGGTATATTAGTTAATTTAGCAGAAGCAAATATAACTGAGCTAGTTACATCATTAAAAGATAAAGATTGGAAAAAAATGAGAGGTTGGGTGATACAAAACTTAGATAATGACCCACAAACATTGTTCAGAAAAATTTACGATACTCTTATACCTTTGACTAATCAAGTACCTCAGTTAGTTTTAACTATAGCTGACTATCAATATAAATCTGCTTTTGTTAGCGATCAAGAGATAAATCTTGTAGCTTGTTTAACAGAGATTATGGCTTCTGTTAAGATTAATGAAAGAACATAAGTTTCCATTGGAATCCTTGATAGGGGGTTGGTATATTGACCCTGATATATGCAATGCTATTATGTTATATTTTAATGCTTTTAGAGATCAAACAGGTCCAGGTTTCGCGGGAGAATATTATAAACAAGATTCAAAAGTTAAA